AAGGGGGGGAAATAGCAAACCGTAAGCAACCGAACCACTGTTTTTGGTCTGTTTTTAAAATGGTTAAAAAAGGAAAAGCGACAGACAGCAAACGTTAGCTAAAGGCGTGACATACCGGAGAGACGATAACAGGGCTTAAGATTGAGCCGCAAAATAAAGAATCAATCTCTTTGAAAAAAACTGTTATCGCAGTAATTCGCACTGACTTGCTACAAGTGCGAGATAACAAAAATGCCGCTTAACTGATAAAAAAGGGATAGGTTAAGCCGCTCCGAGGCTAAGGGCATAGCGTAATTATTTATTCGTCCCTTTTCTGGCTTGAAGCCATTACAAGCATAAAGAAATGGCAGCCAAACAAAACAGCATTCGATCTTGTGATTAATTAATGTTGTGTATTTGATAGTAAGAAAGTGGACCGAGTGCCGTTCTGTTTGGTTCCTTAGGTTATTAGCCCTCTTCGGAGGGCATTTTTTTTGAGGATTAAAAATGAAAAACGTTATTGATTTTTTATTGTTTGTAATCGTTGTTGCAGCTTTTCTTCCTGCCGCAATGGCTTTGGTTTTACTTTAATCGAGGATCGAAAAAATGAAACAGTCACTAAAAACTTTAATTACCGCAGTTTTGGCATTTGCGCTTAGTTGTACCGCGTTATTTTGGCTCAACCCTGCTAACGCCGCCGAATATGCGACAGATTACAACGATGTTGAGGTAAGTGAGCAAATCAGCGCGGAAACCATTGCGAAAGCAAAAGCACAATGGATCGAAGAAAACGGCGAATGGCAACCGAATCTCGATGCCAGAACCGAAAAATACTTACGAAAAACTACCGCACTTTTACAGGAACAACGAAATGCGAAAAGTAAGACGCGGTAGCGTGTTTAGTTTCGATAATCCGGACGATTATTACGAATCGCTGGAAGAACGACCGCAACGTGACGAACCACCGGAAGATGACGAAGAGCCGGCGGACGATGATTGCGAATATTGGAAAAGTAATTGCTACGGCAGAGGTTAAAAATGGAAAAACAAGAACAAAAATTTGAATTAATTATCAGCACAGAAAGTAAAGTGCTGGCGTGTAATATCGCCGACTTTGAAAAAAAAGCTGACCAATTTTTATCTACTCTCACGCAGTCCTTTGAAACGGACGAAGATTTCGGGCGCGCAAAGGAAGAAGTAAAAATCCTTAAAGAATTGGAAGATAAAACCCGCGCGGCGATTAAAAACGCACAGCAAGGCGATATTAACGAACTAATCGCACAAGCCGAAGCTATCGCAGAACGTTTTCGTCAAGAGCGATTGTCGCGCGATAAGTTGGTGAAAGAAAAAGAGGCATCGATTAAGGACAATATCGCAAACGCGGCGATAATCGAAATCCTCGATACTCGCAATTCAGCTTGCAGTGAAAGCACTATTTCGCTTGCACTTGAATTTACTATGCCAAAAGACACATTGAAAAAACGAATTAATGACGCGACGAAAAACAAACGCACCATTGACGGATTGACTAAAGCGGTAAACGCCGAAAAAGCGTTAGTGTTGGCTGAGTTAATGTCAGAAATCGCGCGCCTGCAATCACGCCTAAAACTTATCCCAATCTCGCACGAATATCTGTTCAGTGACGCGGTGAAACTGATCGCCGGCGAAGACGACTTAGAAGAAATCGTGGCGCAACGCATTGAAGAAGAAAAACAACGCAAAGCTGAAGCGGTAGCCGAGAAAGCCAAGCTGGAAGTGGAAGAACAGGCAAAAGTACAGGCGGAAGCGGCGGCAGTCGCGCAGGAAATGGAAACACAAACTCCACCTGCGGCACCGGCGCAAAGTGCGGGAGGAAATCACGGATTTGTTATTCAAATCACATTGCCGCCAATGCCGCAAGCTGACGCAGTAACTATCGCGCGCGAAGTTAAATCCGCGTACGGCGATCAGTACGAAGTAACACTAAAACCACTTAAAGGATAAATAAAAATGGCAACAGCACTCCAAACATTAACCGATAAACTGGCGAAACGCTTTGAAATCGCGGACGGTTCTGACCTGATGACGACATTAAAAAATACGGCATTCAAAGGCACTGTAAACGACAGCCAAATGACCGCACTTTTAATTGTTGCCAACCAATACGGATTAAATCCTTGGACAAAAGAAATCTATGCTTTTCCTGATAAAAGCAACGGCATTGTGCCGATTGTCGGTGTTGACGGCTGGGCGCGGATTTTGAACGAAAACCCACAATTTGACGGCATTGAGTTCGATCTTGACGATGAAAAATGCACTTGCCGAATTTACCGCAAAGACCGATCAAAACCGATTTCCGTCACCGAATATATGAGCGAATGTTACCGTGATATGGGACCGTGGAAAACCCACCCTAAACGAATGCTACGCCATAAGGCAATGATTCAGTGCGCGCGTCTTGCTTTCGGTTTTACGGGTATTTACGACCAAGACGAAGCAGATCGCATTGCCGAAGCGCAAAAAGAGCAAATCAACGTAACGCCGAAACAAAACGTAATTGATGTTAAGTCCGTAGAATTGATTACTGACGAACAGCTACAAACCTTGCAACAGCTGATCGACGTTACCGGCTCAAATGTTGAAAAAGCCCTTGCTTATTACGGCGCAGAAAGCATCGAAAAATTGCCGAAACAAAGTGCGGTCGATTTTATCGCTAAATTGAATCGCAAACTGGACGTGCGGGAAAACGCCGCCCAAAACAATGATGAAAATCTTGGAGATAATATCCCGCTATGATCGACGGATTAATAACCCTAGATTGCGAACAAGGCTCGGAAGAATGGCTGGCTGCAAGGTTAGGCATTCCGACCGCGACTGGTTTTGAAAATATCGTCACCGCTACCGGCAAGAAATCGGCAAGTTATATTAAATATATGGCGGAGCTGATCGAAGAAAGCATTTTAGGCGGTGGCGATACGTTTAAATCCGGTTTTATGGAGCGCGGCAATCAGTTAGAACCGCAGGCGCGCGCCGCTTACGAGTTTTTAACCGGCAATGACGTTATTCAGGTCGGCGGCGTGTATCTCAACGAAAACCGCGATGTAATGGTTAGCCCCGACGGATTAATTCCGTCACTCCAAAAAGGGCTTGAAATAAAATGCCCGAAAATGAGTACACACATCCGCTATTTGCTTGAGGGTGGCGTGCCGACTGAGTACGTTATACAGGTGCAAGCGAATTTGTGGGTGACCGGCTATGAAACATGGGATTTTGTGAGTTATTGCCCGGAATATCAAAAGCAAACGCTTTATTTGTTTACGGTTGAGCGTAATCCATTGCTTATGAGCGCGTTTGATAAATTAATCCCCCAATTTTTAAATACATTAAGAGCTTACAAAAATTAAAGGTAATGGGTGGGAAAGACTTCCACCTATTCCGCAAGATGAAACCACAAGCCACTAACGAATAGTGGCTTTTTTATTACTTCAAAATCAATCAACAATCCAAAACAGGAGAAAACAAAATGGCTAAAACAGATGTTCATGAATTCTTTGGCGAATTAGACGCAGGAATCTTTGAAAACAAACTTGCTACCGCACTTTCCGAAGTTGCGTTAGGTGTATTGGCGCATGATAAACAAGGTTCGGTGAAAATTGAATTTACCTTAAAGAAAGCAGATAGCGACAATCCGTCAGTTCAAATTCAGCACAAGCTAAGTTATGTCAAGCCGACAAAACGCGGTAAGTCAGCCGAAGAAGACACCACCGCAACACCGATGTTCGTTCATAAAGGCGGTGCATTAAGTGTAACCCCTGATAAAGATCAAATGCCAATGTTTCAAGGAAGTGACGATCAGGCATTTGAACAAAAAGCAACATTAAAACGCCCTAATTAATCGCATTAATTATCGGTAATTTTTATCAACAACAAACAAATGGAGATCCAATAATGGAACAAAATTTAAAGCAAATCCAAGACTTAGTGTTATCAAGCGTCCGTGTCGGAAATAGTGATTATCCAATCGCAATTCTGCCGGAAAACATGGCGGTGCATTCGCTCGAAAAGCACAATAAACACCGTAATAACTTCCGTGCTACGTTCAACACTTATAACTTTGATAGTTTGATTGCTTACGCCAAAGCGCACGAACAAAAAGACGCACAATGTTTTATCGATGAAAAAAATCTTGGTGCCCAAATCGTGTTTGATGTCGGTAGTCGTGAAGCGCCATTACATGCTCAACATCGTGCAGTATTGCGAATGGAAAAGACTGCTGCATTTAAAGCATTGTGCGATATCCAAGGTTCAAAATGCGATCAGCGTGAATTTTCCGAATGGCTGGAAGATTGGAGCGATTACATCACGGCTTATACCGACGATGAAGATAAAATGCCTCTAACAAGTGCGGTTCAGGCGGTGCGCAAAATCACGCTTGATTATGCGCGAAATGAAGAGCATGAAGTAAGCGATTTTGCAGCATCTAAATCAGCCATGGAAAGCGTGGAAGCCAAAAGCAAATTGCAATTACCGAAGTATTTTGTGTTTAACACGCACACATACAAAGGCTTAGATAGTCAAGCATTTACGCTTCGCCTGTCAATCCTTACCGGCGGCAATGCTCCTGTATTGGTGGCGCGTTTAATTAAAGCAGAGCAAATGCAAGAAGCCATTGCGAAAGAATTTGCTGACAAATTAACTGATGCGCTAAAAGATACCGAAATCAAAGTAAATATTGGTACGGTAGAAATTTAATAAATACGCCCACTCTTCGGAGTGGGTATTTTTTAGGTGCGAAGAATGAATGAAATTGAAATCAGCATCAAATATTCCCGCTTCGTGGATATTTTCGGATGTTATTTTTACACGAGAATGAATAACGGACTTGCAACATCCGTTACGCGGGCAATAGATGACGCTAAAAAACACTGGCTGTTGTTTGATTCCGATCTGAGAAGCGACATTATCAGAATAGCTGAAACGGCAAATTACCCGTGCGTAGTACAAAATTATGTTAATCACTTTATCAAGTGGGCTAACAGTCAATTTAGCACAAAGCAAGATCACAACACACCGCGACCGCTAACTAATGTTCTGCCGGTTATTAATTACAAAAAATGGAGAGATTAATGGTTGTTTGGGCTTTATTTGATAGTGGTAATGGGTGCTATACTCAAGCTGCAATGCAATGCAATGCAATAGAAATATACCCCGTTGGCATCGACATCGAAAATAAGAACGACCATTTTATCAACCTGAATTTGGCTGATTATTCAAGGATGTTTGGCAATAATATCCTGTTTGATACGCTTGATAAGTTACCAAAACCCGATTTGATTATAGCCAGTCCGCCATGCGAAAGCTGGTCTGTGGCTAGTGCTATGTGGGGAGGTAATGCGAGTTGGAAACAGGAAACTGGCGCAGTCAATCGTGAGTTATCAAAATTCACAGTGCGAAGCCGTAAAGACTATGATTTACCGCACGTCCAATTCAAGTATGACCGCTCATTTATGAATAGGATTAACGGGGAATTGTGTATATACAACACGATTGAAATCATCAAGCGGTATCAGCCGAAAGTCTATGTTATAGAAAATCCTGCAAGTAGTAAGATTTGGCACTACATTAGCGATATTCTAAATTTTGCTATCCCGTTTGATAATTTGGCCCATTACAACTGCTACAGTTATCCACTCAAAAAGCCCACTCGATTTAAGAGTAATATCAATCTACATTTAAAGCATGATCGACAGTCAAAGCCATTGCAACAATGGGGAGATTTTGCAAAAAGCTACAACGAACGGTCAAATATCCCGATTGAATTAATCAAAGATATTTACCGGGCAACGGAACAATATTTAACTAACCCGAAAGACGCTCCAAGTGAGCGTCTTTTGTTTTGAGGTAATTATATGACGCGCGAAGACGAATATTTTTGCAGTTTGTCCGCGAACGATCAGAAACATTATTTGGAGTATGAAAACATGGTTAAAAATAACAAAAAGCCACAAGCCAACAATGGCTGGATTAAGTGTTCGGAGAGATTACCTGAATCTTCGGAATTGGTTCTAGTATATGTAAAAGACTCACCTTGGGGAAGAGATTATCCCGGTTGCGTTGTTGCTTTTTATGATGACACAGAGGAAGGTTGGTTTACAGATGGAAATTATGCGTATGACAGTTTGTATTGGCAACCAATTCCACTACCACCGACCCCCCCCCAAACGGTACCCGCACCCGCTCCGACATGACGCAC